ACCGGAACCGGAAGTAACAGAACCGGAAGTAACAGAACCGGAAGTAACAGAACCGGAAGTAACAGAACCGGAAGTAACAGAACCGGAAGTAACAGAACCGGAAGTAACAGAACCTACCGAGGAGGAAATTGCCGCAGCAAAACGCAGCGCAGCCGCAAAGAAGGCCGCAGCTACTAGAGCAGCAAAGAAGGCCGCAGAAGAAGCAGAAAATGCGGATATCTCCGAGTTTGAATAATTAATCTAAAGGGCATGATAGACGGAAAAAGAATATATCTAGCAGTCCGCAAGGCTATTAACCTACTTCCGCGACAGGCGGAGGGGGTTGTTAGCTATGATGCGGATAACCTGTACCCGCAAAGGATAGCTAACCTTATAGACGCTAGCAAAACCGCTACGGCGTGCGTGGCAAAAGCCGCCGAGAATATAGTATGTGAAGGCTTTGCCATGGAAGAGTTCGCCCGTATGACGAACGATAACGGGCAGGACATGAACGACATACTAGAATTTATCGGGGAGGACATTCCGAGATTTCGCGGTTATGCGCTGATAGTGCAGTACGGAGGCGACTACAAGCCGAAAGCGGTGTATCCTGTTCCGTTCGGCTATGTCCGCGCAGTACTTAACAAGAATTACAAGGAGAATAGCCGCGTAAACAAATGGTTAGTATTTGATAACTGGGACAGGGGGATGCTGAAGGACACTAACAGCAAAACCGGAAAGATATACCCCACATTCAACCCGGCTAAATTTGCCGAAGAATGTGAGGAATACGGAGGAATCGAGAATCACCCGGGACAACTGTATTATAGCAATTTTTCGAACCGTGTACCCTATCCTACCAGTCCGTTTCACGCGGTGCAGCCCGAAATGGCAGCGGAACGCGGAAACGCCATGTATGTGGAGAACGTATTATCTAGAGGGTTCCACGCATGTAGCATAGTTACGCACGGAGATTTTGAATCAGACAGGGAACAAGACGATTTCCGCGAAGCCCTTACAAATATGATGGGCGTTGAGGGGACCGGAGCGGTATTAACGGTACGTGACACAGCCGTAGGCATATCGGACAAACCATTTATCCGGGTGGAACAGGTAGGAACACCAATAGACGCCGACCTGTACGAAAAGTATTCCGAACCGTTACGGAAAGATATTGCAATAGCGTGTTATACTATCCCTATCCCGTTAATTGACTCGTCACTGATTAACTTTGCGAATGCTTCCGGCGAAGTGGTTAAAGAGATGCAGAAAGTGTACAGGCGCTCGCTATCCCGAGTACGTAAACGCATATCTAGAGATTTGGCGTACATCTTTGACCTAGATACTGCAATTACTGATATAAATAACAATCTCGAAGGGGAAGCGGTGGATACAGCAGCCACGAACCCCGGAGAACAAACCGTATAAGTATGGCATATCCTATTGCAAGATTAAGAAGTTTGTTTTCTCTAGCGGCTGATGTCAAAGACACCGACCTAGAGAAAGCATTTTATGAGGCTGACCAACTAGATGTCAAGCCCCAAATTTGTATGACCTACGACGCAACGCCGCAGGAATACAAGCCGGATAACGACAACTATACAGGACTTGACACCGTTATATGCTATTATGCTTTCGCTCGCTACGTACAGACTAGCGAGCAGAACAGCACGGCAAGCGGAGTTAAGATACAGAACTACCTGGGTAGCTACATATTGCCGGACGTCAACAAGGCCAAGAGATTCGAGGCGGAACGCGGGAAGGCAGACCAATTTATAGTGCCGCTTTTGGAACAACTCCGAAAAGACGGGTTATTAAAAGATTCGTGCGAGTGTAACCGGGTACAAAGTAGGATATGTTTAATAAGGTAATAATGGACGGGATACTAGACGCGGCGCGAATATCGGCTATCGCCTTTATTATGTCAGTAACCAACGATGTTATGACATTTTTTGTACTTATTGTCCTGTTCGGTACGCTGAATTTCGTGGTAGGGCTTGTGGCGGATTTAAGGGCGGGAAAACCGTACTCACACCGGAAGGCATTCCATGCATTTTTCGAGTACTCGATAGCTGCGATAGTTATCACGTTCACGGCGGCGGCGGCAAGGCTGATACAGCCGGAAGGGGACTATACGCACGTGCTGAGATTGCTAACAACGCTATTTGCACTTGTATACGCGAAGAATATTATTCGTAATTTCAAGTTGATACAGCCGGATAACGAATTTATAGCAGTGTTGGACATGCTGATTAACACTAAGTATGTAGAATTTATAAAGAAGTCAAAAAATGGAGTATTTCACCGTGAAGGAACTAACAAGGTCGGTGACGGCGGAAGTCCGGAAGATAGACAACACACCGACACCGGATGCGGAAGCGAATCTGAAAGAGCTAATAAATAACGTACTAGACCCGTTACGGAAGGCATACGGGCACCCTATAACGGTAACTAGCGGTTATAGGTCGCCGAGGCTCAACGCGGCGGTAGGGGGTGTAAAGACGTCACAACACCAAAAAGGCCAGGCCGCAGACATAACCGCAGGCAGTCCGGGGGAAAACCGGAAGTTGTTCGATTTGGCGCGGGAGCTGAACCTACCATTTTGTCAACTCATAGATGAGAAGGGGTACAGGTGGGTGCACATCTCGTATGATAAGAATAACGTTAAGAGACAAGTACTACACTTATGAGCGGGCTAAACCAAATACTAATATTAGCCGTCGCACTGGCGGCTATATTGCTTTTCTTCGCGTTCGGTAAGATACGGAAGCAGAGAGCCGAGATAGACCGCCTAGATTGGAATATAAAGGCGGTAAGCGCCAAGGCGATGCAATACAAGTCCACGGCGGGAGATTTCGCGGAACGTGTGAATACGCTGACCCTAGAGAAATCAGAGCTAGAAATGTTTAATGCAGACCTTAATAATAAGGTACGCGAGCTAGGAATAAAGAACCGGGAACTAAAGAATGCCACACGCACCGAGACCGTTACGAGAATAGACACAATAATAAAGACCATAGTAGACCATACCGGGGCGAAAAGAACGGCGCACTATAATGACGGTTGGAACGATATAAAGGTTGAGAGCCTTCCGGACAGTACGAAATTAGAGGTACATTGCACTGATTCGCTAGACGTAATTACGCACGTCAGACAAAAGAAGTTCCTTTTCTTTAGAATTGGCAAACCGAAACCCTATACCACCGTCTCGAACAAAAATCCGAAAAATACGCTTCATATTAGGTTTTCGGCAAAATTCGACTAAAAATATTTACAATTGCAACCTATCTATTACACCTATCTGTGACACATAACTAGCTGTGTATCAAGTTACAAACTTTTTGCTGTCACAGATAAACATTTTTCATCAGTGACACTAAACGTGCAGTAAATCAAGTACTTATAGCTAGTGTAATAGATGTAATAGATAAATCGTATAGAGATAAAATAGAAAAGTGCTATAAATGTTAATATATATCAAATCGTATATAGTATATTTTCATTTTAAACTAATAGGGAAAATGCGGTTACATCTGTGACATGACGCCTAACTTGCTGAACTACTGCACGTTAGGCGTCATTCTTCATCTGTGACGCTAGCAATGTATCTGTGACACCCCTCAAAATTGTTAATCGTAGTTAAATACACAAAGTTTTTTCGGAAAATGTTTCGTAGTTCAAAAATAAGCCGTATCTTTGCAATGTCGATAAGGAAATGAGAACCCCGCCAATCGTAACCAAAGGGGGTGAGAAGGGAAACACGGACGGTATCCCAATTCATTTGAAAAGACGGTGTGGTATCCACTTAATTGAAGCTATAAAGCCGGAATCCTTATAACGACAAAAACTGTAAACCATACTAAATTTTATAGCACTATTCCGGAAGGCCGGAGAATCGGACTAATAATTACTAGATATGGGATATTTAAAAATTTACCGACTAGAAAAGTTTTTCTACGATACGGTAAAAAAGCGAATCTTTGAATGTCCTAACCTGTGGACGATAAATGAGCTATACGGGCGCAAAGGCGCTGTTAGCATAGCGGAAGTATTTGCAAAGGAACTAGAGGAAGAAGAAGCCGGAAAAAGATTTGAATATAACATCCGGGGCTTTATCATACCGAACGCCGACAAGTATCTATCCGTCTACGAGCAAGCGCGCCAACGCGCCTTTATAGATTACTTATACTCTCGGAAGGGGCAATTTAGAACGATGAAGGAAACAAAAGAAAATTGGAAAAGAAATGGAAGAAAAAAGAGAAAATGACCTACTGACAGTAGCACAGGCCGCACGCCTCGTAGGGTGCACGGAAAACGCTATCCGTTATCAGCTGCAAATCGGAAATCTGACAAGGTTTGAAAACGCAGCAGGGAAAATACGTATATCACGTAGCGAATTATTAGATAAATTTTTAAAATTTGAAGAAAAATGAGAATTAACTTTGAACTGAACACCGAGAACGAGAACCCGAGTATGTTACAGGCAACCGCCGAGTATCTGAACAACCTTGCAAATATCAATGCAGGAGCCTCAATTGAACCCGTACAGGGATTTGCAGAACCTAAACCGGGTAATTGTGCATGTGAGGAAGAAAAGCCCGTAGAGGAGCTTAAAAAGGGTGAGAGTATTGCCGAATCTATTGAGGCAGTAAAGGAACAACTAGCCGCCGAGAAAGAAGAAGCTAAAAAGACTACTAGACGTAGAGCAGTTAAAAAGGAAGAACCGGAACCCGCTAAAGAACCGGAACCCGCTAAAGAACCGGAACCCGCTAAAGAACCGGAACCCGCTAAAGAACCCGTCACAATCGAACAGGTCAAGGCCGTTGCAATGAAGGCGTTAAATAAGGGTCGTAGGGATGTGGTAAAGGACGCATTCGGATATGTGGGTGCAACGTCTTTCCCTTCACTTCCCGCCGAGAACTACGCCGACTTTATCAAGTACATAGAAGAAAACTTGTAATGATACAGAATCATAGCGAAAGAGAACATGCGCTATTATCCCCTAGTTCATCTAGCCGTTGGTTGAATTGCACTCCTTCGGCTAGGCTAGCGGAGAACGCAGAAAACAAGTCAAGTGTATATGCCGAGGAGGGCACTCTATTTCACGAGATTTGTGAGTATTGCCTAGCGCAATGGAATGCCGGAGTATGGGAACCCGACCCGTTCGGGGAAGAACTTCCGGAACTTAAAGACGACCATTTGATGCACCCGCTATTTAAACAAGAAATGTTCAGGCACGCCCGCAATTATTGCGATTTCGTGATGAATGAGAATTATAACCTTGAAAAGTCGGACGGGGCGTGCAAAATGCTGTTAGAGGAAAAAGTAGATATTTCCGAATACGCGCCGGAATGCTTCGGCTCTGTTGACTGCCAACTAGTAGCCCACGATACGCTGATAGTTATCGACTTGAAGTACGGAGAAGGCGTTAAAGTCTACGCGGAGCGCAACACCCAAATGATGTTGTATGCACTTGGAGCGATTAAGGGGAAACCGTCTATAAAGACTATCCGCCTAGTAATAGCACAAGTACGGTTAAATCATTTCGACGTGTGGGAGATATCAGCTAACGACTTGTTACAGTGGGCTGATAAGGTTCTGAAACCAACCGCAAAAAAGGCGTTCGCCGGAAAGGGAGAGCAAAAAATGGGCGATTGGTGCGGTTTTTGCCCGGTAAAGGCGCAGTGCCGGAAACAGTACGAGGCGGTAGTAAATGACTTCGACAGGTACGAATACCCGGAACTACTCACAGAGGACGAGATTTGCGACCTTATAGAAAAGATAGACAAGTACAAAGGTTGGCTAGAGAGCGTAAACAAGTTCGTGTATGATGAGGCGCTAAGGGGCCACAAGTGGAAAGGCTACAAATTGGTCGCGGGAAGGTCTAGCAGGGTGATAACTGATGAAGAAGCCATACGGCAAGACCTGTTAACCAAAAAATACCTAGAAGATGAGATTTTTAACATCAAATTGAAAGGTATTGGAGACCTCGAGAAGCTAGTAGGGAAAAAACAATTTTCGGCTCTCTACGGACAGTACGTAAAGTCCAAGCCGGGCAACCCTAAGCTAGTCCCGGACAGCGCGCCAGGGGACGAGATTAACCCGCTAAGCGATTTCGATATCGAAAGCTAACGAATATTAAAATAAGTAAAGCGATTACAGGATATAAAAATAAAGATATATCTTTGAATCGAATTAAAAAACCTATAAAAATTTAAAGACATGAGTAAAAAATTGATTTTAAAAAATGTGAGATTTTCCTATGTAAGAGTATTCGAGGCCACCCCGATTATGGACGGAAATACAAACTATTACAGCGTATCCGTACTTATCCCTAAATCAGACACCAAGCAGGTGAACGAGATTAAAAAGGCGCTAAAAGAATTGGCGGACGAATTTCTAGCCAACAACCCGAAATTAAAGGGTGTGCTTCCGGAAGGTTGGAGAAACCCGCTAACGGACGGAGATAAAAAAGGGGACACAGGGTACGAAGATATGTGGGTATTGAACGCCAAGAGACAGGAAAAGAACGGTGCGCCGATTGTTATTGACAAGCATAAACAGCCGATTACGGTTAAAGAAGATATGTATTCAGGTTCATGGGGAACCGCATCACTAAGTTTGTTCACGTACTTTAAATCCGCTACTAGTTGCGGAGTCGGTGTCGGGCTTAACGGGATTCAAAAAGTTACAGACGATGATCGATTAGACGGGGGTGCAAGCATTAACGACTTCGATTATGAAGGAGGAGAAGGTGGTTTAAGTGATTTTGAATAGCATTTTACAGAGTTTTAATTTTTATTTATTAACCGGTTTTATTTTATAACAAATGTGCGAGGTCCGCCCGAGTAGAAGCGGGTGGGCCTTATTTTTTACCCCTAAAATTAGAACAAATGATTAACCCAATTTACATAGACTTTGAGACGTATTCCAGCGAGGATATAAAGACGGGCGGCGCGTACAGATATACGGCTGCAATCGACTTTGAGATACTCCTAGTAGGTTACGCAGTTGGGGACGGTGATGTAGTTATAGTAGATGTTGCGAATGATAGTGCCGAATGGAAAAGATTTAAAGATGTTATACAGGACGAACGCTACACGATAGTAGCGCACAACGCGCAATTTGAAAGATTGTGCCTAAAGGCCTACGGTATTAACATTCCGGCAAAGAGATTCTTATGTACCGCGTCACTGGCGTTATACGCAGGTTTTCCCGAATCGCTTAAAAGGGTATCCGAAGCGCTGAACCTGAAGGAAGGAAAGAAGGGCACCGGACTAGCCCTAATAAAATTCTTTTGCCTTCCACAGCAGGATAAGACCGGAAACACGTACCGTAACTATATGCGGGACTTTCCCGAGAAGGCCGAGGAATTTATAGATTATCTACGTTATGATGTTCTATCAGAACGCGAGGCATACCATAGATTAGAGTACTGCGACTTTCCCGAATCGGAAAGGGAAGTATATGCGCTAGACCAATATATTAATGACGCCGGGATAAAGATAGATACAGAGCTAGCCACGAATGCGGAGAAGATTAACAACGAGTTTTGCGACGGGCTGAAACACCGCATAAAAGACCTGTACGGAATATCCTCTCTAAAGTCAACCGCGCAACTGAAGAATTTTTGCCTTATCCGCACCGGAAAGAATTTCGATTCATTCCGGAAAGAGGATATAGACGCTATTATAGAGGAGTGCAACGACGAACAAGTAGCGGACGTATTAGAATCACGGAAGATTATCAATAAGACCAGCAACGCCAAATATACGTCAATGCTAAATTGCGTATGTCCGGACGGGCGCGTACATGGATTGTACCGTTACTATGGGGCGGGGCGTACAGGCCGTTTTGCGGGGCGCCTAGTGCAGATGCAGAACCTACCTCGCAATTATATAACAGAGCTAGATGCTTGCCGTGATGACGCTAAGAAAGGCGATTTAAGTACGTTTGAAATGTTTTGGGGCGATGCACCGGGAATGCTTTCACAACTTATCCGCACCGCCTTTATCGCCGACACTGGAAAGGTGTTCGTAGTAGCGGACTATTCCGCAATCGAGGCGCGCGTATTGGCGGGCCTGGCCCGTGAAGAATGGCGCCTTGACGCATTCCGCAATGGTAAAGATATATATGTAGTATCTGCTAGCCGTACATTTAGCCTACCGGAAAATCAATGCGGTAAAGGCACTCATTACAGGCAGCAAGGAAAGGTAACAGAGTTGGCACTAGGGTACGGAGGTTGGGTAGGGGCTATGGAAGTTATGGACTATGAAAAATCAATCGACCCGGCACTATACAAGGATATAATACTACGTTGGCGCGACGCTTCCCCACGGATAGTAGAATTTTGGGAAACGTTGGATTCAAGGGCGAAACTTTGCATACGTAACAAAAAGAGGGTAGAGGTAATAGTGTACGGTGTATGGGTGTGCGCGTTCGAGTGGTTCACAGAAAACAATTCACTTGCTATCCTGTTACCTTCCGGGCGCCGCCTGTTTTACCCGGAATGCCGGATAAAGACAAAAACAATAAAGGGTAGGGAAAGAAGTGTTATAACATACAAGGGAGTTAACCTTACCGGGAAATGGGGAGAACTGGACACATACGGCGGAAAGTTAACCGAGAATATAACACAGGCGGTTAGCCGCGATTTGTTAGTACATGGAATGCAAACCATAAGAGAGAGATTTCCGGATGTGGATATAGTGGGGCATATACATGATGAGACGGTTAACGAGGTGCCTCTAGATGATTTTGGGGAACCAACCGTAACATTACGGGAGATTTGCCAAGCTATGGCGACTACACCGGAATGGGCCGAACCGTTCGGAATACCGTTGAACGCGGAAGGATTTATAAGTAATTACTACAAAAAAGATTAGATATGGATAAGTACACATTGTCGGTTGCAGGAAGTTCGGCTTCGCTAAAATGGACTACGGTTAAATATACATGGAGCGATTTTTTGGAACGCCTCAACCGCGATATACGCAGTACGGAGACTATGCGCGATTTTGACCGCCTCGACCGCACCGCTCGCGCCAATCTGAAAGACGTTGGCGGATATATGGCAGGGGAACTTTCCGGGGCTAGGCGCCTTAAAAGTGCGGTATTATCGCGGTCTATGATAACTCTAGACGTTGACTATGCCGACAGCCTTTTTCCTGTGGAGTTTGAGACTAGGTTCCCCGGCGTAGCAGCCGTTATATACAATACACGTTCAGACCGGGAAAGGAGCAGGCGGTTCCGCGTGGTTGTGCCATTTTCCGAAGAAGTGCAGGACGCCGCACAATACGAGGCTGCCGCGCGTAAAATGGCGGAATTGTTAGGAATTGACCTGTTCGACCCAACCACATTCCAAGCCGAGCGTATGATGTACTGGCAATCCCTTTCATCAGACCAGCCGAAAGTATTCGAAGTGTTCGAGGGCGAGCCTATCAGCGCCAAATACCTGTTATCCCTGTACGGGGATAACGAGGAATGGCGGGATATCCGTAATTGGGCGTTCAAGTCAGACCAAGAGAAGGAGACGCGCGCAATTGTCAGCAAGGCAATGGCGCAGGACCCCCGGGAAAAGGCAGGTCTAGTGGGTGCATTTTGCCGGGCTTACTCCGTTCCGGCAGCTATCGAAAAGTACCTTTCAGACGTGTACGAGATAGCGCCGGGAAACGACCGCTATACTTACAAGGCGGGGCACAGTGTAGGCGGTATGATAGTATTTGACGACCTATTTTGCTTCTCGTACCACTCCACCGACCCGATAGCGGACGGGCACGCATACAACGCATACGACCTTGTGCGTGTGCATAAGTTCGGGCACCTAGGCAAAGAGGACAGCACTAAGGAGATGAACAAATTAGTATGCGCGGATAAGGAATGTGTTAAAGACATGGTTACACCGGACGCCAACCTAGACGATTTCGACGATTACGGGGATGCGGTGAAGTCAGATAGCACCGAGGAAGTTACGGAACTTGTGTGGGATTTAGACGGAAAAGGAAACAAGCAAGTAACGGTTAACAACTTCGTTAACGCGTTCAAGTCCGACCCCCTGTTAAATGGGCTGTTGGCCTATGACATGCTGAAGGAAACGATAGTATTTACCCGCCCTTCATTCACCGCCAAGGGAAGCAAGAAAGGCGACCTAGTCAATGATACGGACATCTCTATTATCAAGGGGCGCATAGAGCGCATGCACGGGATATACAATGATGCAAAATTAAACGATGCGATAGAACAGGTTAGCAGTGATAACGCTTTCCACCCTATAAAATTGTATCTAGAGTCGTTGACATGGGACGGGGTACCGCGCATTGACACGTTCCTAGTTGAATATATGGGGGCGGAGGATAACGCATACACTCGCGAGGCGTTCCGGAAAATGCTGCTCGCAGCCGTTACACGTATATACGAGCCGGGGCGCAAGTTCGACACCGCTCTAGTGTTTTACTCCGAGCAGGGTGTAGGAAAGTCTACACTTATCCAGCGGCTTTCTAAAGGCTGGTTCAACGACTCGTTAACCAACCTATCCGGGAAAGAGTCATACGAGGCTATTCAGTTTGCGTGGCTAGTGGAGCTAGCCGAGTTATCCGCCCTACGAAAATCAGACGTTGAGGCTGTTAAGAACTTCATATCAAAGAGGGAAGATACGTACAGGGGCGCATACGCTAGACGCGTGAAAACTCATAAGAGACAATGCGTATTTTTTGGCTCTACCAATGATGACGAATTTCTGAAAGACGCGACCGGAAACAGACGATTTTTCCCCGTGGAGGTGAAACGCACAAGGAAAACCCGCCTTATATTTGAACCGGAATTTGACGCCATTGTAGACCAACTTTGGGCGGAAGCAATGGAGGGGTACATGTTAGGTGAAGCCCTCACACTATCGGATGAAGCGGAAGCCATTGCCGGCGGAACGCGCGAGGAGTTCACAGAGCGCACACCGATACAAGGTCTTATAGAGGAATACCTAGATAGACTTTTCCCGGCTGACTATGAAGATAGATTCCTAGCGCAACGCCTGGATTTCCTTAACGGTGATTTAGGGGAGGAAGGAACGGAAATTAAAAATTCTTTCAGTCTTATTGAGTTATGGACGGAAGCACTAGGAAGGCGGAAAGACGAGTACACAGTAGTTAAGGCCCGCGAGCTATCCAACGCGGTAAAGGCGCTGAAAGGGTGGAAGCGTGACAAGCAGGCCCGGCAGAAAATATATGGCCCGCAGGTTATTTATAGGCGAGTGGGTGCGGGTATTACAAAATAATGAGTATCTTTGCCGCGAGAGAATCAATTATTACTCATTTAATTCATCACCGACTACTATTTAAGGGGTTTACAGTTCAGAAGGGAGACGTTGTGAAACGTTTCCTTTGCTTTATTTGTGTTAAATCTACAAAGAATTTTCTCAAAAAGTTTTGCAGTTCAAAAAGTATCCGTATCTTTGCAATGTCAATAAGAGATTAATAACCCTTTAAAATTAAAAGATATGGCAACTAAAGTAATAGACGAAAAGAAGAAATTTAGCTACGTAGTGACATTTGACCTGTTCAGACAAACCAACGTTAAGATAATGGTAGGAAACAATATATACGAATATGTGAATGCCATTAACGACTATAACGCCGCTAACGGGTGCAGTACTATCGCGGTTCTGTATGATTTCAAAGCGCAAAAGTACATAGCCGTTAATATACAAGACGAGAAGTTCAACCGTAAAGAGTGCGTAATAATAAAGTAGTAACCAGGGCGGGGAAACCCGCCTATAAAACCCCTAAAGATATGAAAATTAAAGTAACTTTCCAAAGCATATATAATCGCCGTTCAAATATAACTATTGATGTTTCGCAGGATTCTATCTCGAACATGCTAAAGGGATTTGTTTATAATGAATTGTTGGATAAGGTTAGCGCTAATATTAGCGCCAGGAGGGCGAGACTAATAAAATACGGTTACATAGTAAAAATAGAAGATTTAGACTTATTATAACACTATATTGACATGAAAAAGAATATACTTACATTTTTAACGTACCTGTTTTGGGCCGTAGCTTTCGTAGCGTTTATATTAGTATTCTGTGAACCAACAACTAACATTTAAATATTATGTTTGAAATTTTAAAAGTAACCTTTATATTTGAAGGCGGGGAGGTAGTTAAGTACGTAGGTGACAGTGTTAGGCGCCTTATGGGAACCCCCGAAGTATCCCACGTAGATACAGCCCGGAAAATTATATGGGCCCGTATAAAAGACCTCCAAGAAGAACCCCGTAACGAGGCTCTAGGAGCCGTAAAGAGGGTTATACTAGTGTACAGGGAGAAAGAACAAAGTATTAACCAATAATAGACAAGTAATGAGTAACAGAAAGAAACTAAGGGGCACCAGAGACGGCGCCACACGTATCACCCCGGACAAGTCAATGAAGGGCACATTTTGCGGCCTGTACAAATTGGAAACCTACGATAAGAAGTCGGACAATTGGAACACCCTAGAGGGATGCAGTAATTTAACGTGGGGGCAGGCAGTCATAGCCCGTACCAATTACACCGCGTTACGGAGGGAATGCAAGATAGCTAACAATACCGTTATACGGATAGTAAGACCGGGAATCGATGAAGGCAACGGAAACTAGCGAAAAAGCGTTTGAACGTACTTTATCTAAGTACGTCAACGACAAAGGAGGGATAGCAGTAAAATTGCTATCCCAATTTGTTAACGGGCTGCCCGACCGTATGTACCTGTTGCCCGGCGGGCACACGCTGTTTGTTGAATTCAAGAGTACCGGAAAGAAACCGACCAAGATACAGGAGCATATTATAGACCGGATACGAAAGGTAGGATTTACCGTTATGATAGTGGACAGCCCGGAGACCTACAAAAATGCTGTTTTGTACATTGATATGTTACTAGGCGTTAATATCGAATGAACAGGTACAACGAATGTTAATGTTTTGACAAAAAGTTTTGTAGTTAAAAAAGTATCCGTATCTTTGAAGTGTCAAAAGGAAATAACCACTTAAAATAAAAAGATATGAAAAAGTATTTTGTAAACGGAAAAGAGATATCAGAACAAGAAGCGAAAGCTATCGAGGCAAAGAACGCCGAATATATGAGTAGTACGGACTTCTCATTGTGGGCAAAATGTGAATTTATAACAGTTATAACCCTTTAAAATTAGAAGATATGAAGCGAAATATAGGAGAACTAACCGAGGCGGATATAAAGAAACGCCAAAGGTTTTGGAATAAGAGGGGGTTTTTCGGGACCCCTACAAAGAAAGAACTAGAAAAGCGTTCCAATAAAATGCAAAAGTTGCTTGCCGCTATGAGGAACTTCACGAGGGAGGAAATAGAGCAGATAAAAAGGGTGAGCCCAAACACCAGGATATTTGGATATCTAGGCAAAGAACGTAACCCTATAGGGGAGGCTTCCCGGGAGGATATAGAATACGCCCTACGAATAGCCCCTAAAACATTTAAAGTAAACCAATCAAGTAACATTTAAAAATTAGAGTCATGAAAAAGTTAATTAGTATTTTAGCAGTAGTTTTGTTTGCCGTTACTGCAATGGCACAGGTAACAAGTCAATCCGGGAAATTGGAAACTGTTAAGTCGTTCCGCCTGGGAACCTGTAAGCTAGTCAAGGTAGAGAAGGAAGGCGCGGTAACGTATCAGATAACCGCCCTAATCGCAAATGCAGCGTCTCATGAACTAGATATCCCTTTAGGGGATGAAAAGGCCGCGGTGGCCCTCTTAACGTCTCTAGCGGAATATAAACCGACCAAGGGTGAAGTAGTCAATCTTAATAACGTGGACGGTAATACGGCTACCCATTCAAAGTTTAACGGCACGTGGCAGATATACGGACGCGGTCGCACTCTGTACATAGTAGTGAGCAGAAAGGAATTGTCAACAATGGCTAAAGTAATAGGAGGCAAATAATATGGAGTCCACAGAAAGAGACTATAACGAGTTATACAGTAACGGAAATGAGTATATAAAGGTTTTCGTACATGCGGGACTGCATAACATATATGCAGCGACCAACGTAAAGACAAAGGAACGGAAACGATTCAACTCCCTTAAGGACCTGGAATCATATCGATACAATAAAGGGTATCACCTTGTTATGACAGACCGTGCTACGATATTCGCCCGTAACATTATGGAGGGCCTCTCCCCTCAATCCATTATAGACATGGTCACTAGGCGCGACGGGACGCGGAAAGAGATTTGTTTTCAGCGGGAAAACAGAACGTACACCGGGTGGATAATAGGCAAAAACCTATGCGATAAGCGGGAAGTAATTGTCAGATGCAATTGCCCCGGCGCCTATACGAACGCTACCGGACATAAGACCGTAACGGTACCCGTCGAGAATATTATACTATTGTCGGACTATTAATTTACTAGAGTCATGGAAGAATTTAATAAGAAACTTAAAGTAGACCGTATCAATCAGTTCGGGCACCTCGTTAAGTCTATGGCGAACGGTACGCCCGCCGAAGGATACACAATCGGAGACGCTATAAAGGCGCTGCCGGATAACCTGCAACAATTCTTGTTGTCAGAGGTACCCGACCGGATACTAAGGAAAGAGCACACTCGTAGAGGCCTCAACATCCTAGAAGATACCGCGCTGCTTGCAGGGGTGGACGAATTACGGGAAATGTACACGGACGAGGTTTTCAAGGCCAAACCGGCTAGAGAGTTGTGCAACCTGTTAGGCATCAGGTCAGCCTTTCCCGATATACTAGATGTAATAGACGAGGTTCTGAAATTGTTCCCGGAAAGGCTGACACGTAAAGACCTTGCTAACGAATTGTACATGGACGAAATAGGAATGAGATAATAACATTTAAAATATACAACAATGAAGAAATTTTATTATGAAGTAGGCGAGGTATTCAGAAGGGACCGAAAAATATATGTAGTTAAAGAAGCCCCGCACGGAACTTGCAAAGGATGCGATTTTTACAGGCTGAAACCGAACGGGGCCCGGGAATGTATGGGAATGGACTACGCGTGCGATAGAGATTACCGGGATGATAACAAGTGCGTGGTTTTTGCTGAACTAGGAAAGTCAAGAAATGCTACGAAGGAGTAATTTACATAAGTATCAGATAACGGCCGTTAACCATATCGAGAACAACCCGTTCGCCGCGCTCTTCCTCGATATGGGACTAGGGAAAACCGTGTCCACGTTAACGGCCGTGTCTGACCTTATAGAAAAATTCGAAGTAACCAAGGTACTAGTAGTGGCGCCAAAGAGGGTGGCCGAAATGACGTGGATAGACGAGGTTAACAACTGGGAGCAGTTAAGGCACCTACGTGTATCTGTCATAAAGGGCACCGCCAGGCAACGCGAGATTGCCGCCCGGGCGGATGCGGATGTGTACACGGTTAGCCGGGATAATCTCGTGTGGCTCTTACAAATGTGGGGTGGGCAAAAAGTTCCCTATGATATGTTAGTACTTGACGAATTAAGTAGTTTCAAGAATCACAGCGCCAAACGTTTCAAGGCTGCAAAGGTTATCCGCCGGAGTTGTTCCCGTGTAGTGGGGCTAACCGGAACGCCTTCCCCAAATGGACTTATTGACCTGTGGGCGCAAATGTACCTTATAGACGGGGGGCAAAGACTGGGAAAGACAATAACGGATTACCGGGCTAACTACTTCCGCCCTGGGCGACAGAACGCCGGGATAATATACGAGTACAAGCCACTAGCCGATACCGAGGAAGTGATAGGCGGCAAGATATCCGACATAACGTTATCAATGAAGGCCCTTGACTTCCTAGATATGCCGGAAGTATCCTACATCAACAACTATGTAGGACTATCTCCGAAAGTAAAGAAGGCATACGACAAGTTCGAGGAAGAACAACTTCTAACACTGCTTGACGCTACCGGGGGCGATTCAAAGGAAATAACCGCTATTAACGCGGCAGCCCTTACAAACAAGTTACTGCAATATGCGGGGGGCGCGGTCTACGATGAAGTACGGGACGTTTACAATGTGCATGATGAAAAGTTGGAGACCCTGGTAGAAATGGTTGAGGCTGCGAACGGAGCGCCCGTACTCGTGGCGTATGCGTTCAAGCACGAGGAAGCCCGGATAATGAAGGCTTTGCAGCCGTTCGGGGCTAGAAGGCTTAACACCGTGGATGATGTAAGAGACTGGAACGAGGGAAAGATTCCCGTATTGGTTACCCACCCGGCGAGCGCGGGCCACGGGCTTAACATGCAGAAGGGCGGAAACCGTATAATATGGTTCAGTGCTACATGGAGCCTAGAGTTATACCAGCAGTTCAATGCTAGGTTGTGGAGGCAGGGGCAGAAGAACAGCGTATTTGTTCACCACTTGATAAGCAAGGGGACGGTAGACGAGCGGGTAATAGACGTTCTTAACAAGAAGGCGACCGCGCAGGACGGGTTAATGAATATAGTTAAGGAACTTATTAAAAAACATAAGATATGAATGTATTGAGTTTATTCGACGGCATGAGTTGCGGACAAATCGCACTTACCGAACTGGGGTGTTTCCCGGACAAGTACTACGCTTCCGAGGTGGACAAGTTCGCGCATTTGCAGACCGTACCGGATTGGTACAAGTGGGTGGTATCTGACACTCAGATATACCGGATGTGCGGTAACGGGTGGACGGTGAAGGTTATAGAACATATATTGAGTCACTTATTTAAAAACTGAATTATGAACGAAAAGTTTGAATTAACAAAGTTTTCCGCGGGTGATACCAAGGAGCATGAAGGCGTAACCTACAAGGCGGTACGCCAGGAAGCCGAAAGGTGGTGTGGGGGGTGCGCCTTCTATAAGAGAGGCGAACCGTGTAAAAGCCCGAAAGGGGGTTGTGCGTAGAGGTAGGTAGCATGGAGAACCTAATTTTTAAAAAAAAGTAAAATAATGAAGGAGAAAATTAAAAAACTGTTCGGTTGGTTCCTAGAGTCCAACCGTTGGAAACACTTCCTTTACGCAATCCCGGCGGGCGCTATAAACTTTTGGTTGGCTATCGGACTGGCGCTAGGTATGGAATTCAAGGATGCGCAGCACGGCGGTAAATTCGATTGGGTGGATGCTACGTGCACAGCAGTGGGCGGTTTCGTAGGGGCCGCGCTATCCTGGTGGCTATTGGGCAATTACGTATTACATTACCTAGTCAAACTAATCTTTTAAATCATAACGTTATGGCAGACATGGAACATTTATTCAGAGAGCGGGAAATGCGGGAGCAGGCAGAGGCAACCGGACGTCCCACAGCGAACGAGATTTTCAAGACCGCATTGTACCGCGCGGAAAAGGCGCAATATAATATGCGTATGAAGATAGGGAAGGCGGAAGCCGAGGAAGTGGTAATATACGCGGAGAGTGTGCCGAGAAATCTAAAGAGGGCTACGGACTTTACGTTTTACCGGAAAAACAATCCGCAAGTACAACTAACATTGACGCGCACGGAGATGTATGCGTTACTGGGAAAGATACGGGAGGCGTTGAAATTATGATTAAGAAGTTTTGCAAATGGATGAGTAGCCCGGAAGATTTGCCCGGGCTAGTAGTGAGAATGTTAACAGCGATTTTACTAACCGTGGTTTGGGCGTTCCTGTTGGCGCTGATAGCCGCATTAACAATGTGTAGATTATAATGGGACAGAAACTAATGGAGTGCAGAAAGAAACCGCTAGAGTTTGTAATACAAGACCTAGCCACAATACTAAATGTAAATGAGTTCTTCCTATTCAAGTTCTGCAAGGAGAACGGGATATATTACGGGAAGGCTAAAAATTTCCCTTATCACTTGGTAAAGGCAATGGAGATTTGCGAGGTGATTCCGAAACTAAGAAGGGAGATAGCTACGGTACGGGACGACCGGAACACGAGAACGGAACCGAACCGGATACCAACTATTGAGACCCTATTTATCAAGGACAACGAAAAGACCAGGCTAAACAAGTTCAATACGGAGGATATCCCTAGGATATGGTGCCCGGGAACGGGGACGGTTAATTACCGAGGCAGGGTAGAATCAAATGTAATATACCGCCTTAACTATTATAAGGACGGCACCGTATCACTGTACAGGTGGGAATGGTCGTTCCATAAGTGGGAAATGGTGGAACCGTGCAGGGCGCTAAGGAATCGTAAGGAAATTTTACGCGAATGGGCGTACAAACATAGCTTTATAGCGAGGGATAAAGACGGTAAAGCAGTCGAATAGCTGAAAAAACTTTCTTCTCAAATTTCTATGTTATTACAATTTTAGTGATGACACAAAGATTTTGAGAGGAAAGTTTTTTCTCATTTTATTAACATTTTAGGTTAATTGATGTTAAATCGTTGTAAACAATATTTTTTGAGAGACAATTTGAAAATAACGTTTTTCGGGCAAAAAGAGTGTTTTAAAGGATATTGAGAGAAAAGTTTTTTGAGAGAAAATATACAATCAGCCGTTTTACGCATTTCTTCTCAAAAAAGTGTACTAAAAGGTTTTACAATCCTGTTTTATCTGTGACACTTATCAATGACGCGTAAAGCGCTGATTATCAGACTACAAACTTTTTGCTGTCACAGGTAAAGATTTTTCATCAGTGACACGTAACTGACTGATATTTATATAGTTATATATAGTGTAATAGATGTAATAGATGATTTGTATAGAGATAAAAATGAATGATTTTAGATTAGTGATTTGATATATATTAACTGATATTAATTAATCTAAAATCAAAGGTGTTATTTTCGTATTTTTACCTTCCAGGGAAATATCAATTACATCTGTGACACTAGCCGTAACTCGCTGTGTCACTGCACGTTACGTGTCATTATTCATCTGTGACACATCTATGACATCTATTACACCCACGTGTTTCGAGACGTTAAGTTGCTGTAAAACAGATAGTTACGGTACGTAAACCACGATTATAGGCATTTAGCACATATTTGAGGCAGGAATGTAGTATATTTGCTGTCAATAATTGAGAATCAATTTTTGTATGAGTAAAACAGATAAGAACAAGGATACGGGAAAGCCTGTGCCGGAGGTGGTAATAGGCAAAGACGGGGTGCCTGTTAACGTTGGTACGCAAGCCCGCCTCGAGAAATCCCGCACGCGCCTGAATCCGGTCGACGAAATCGGCTGCGATAGCGTGTTTCAGATATGCCGCCGCCGTTGGGGGCTGACCCCGATTTGGCAGGAGCCTGACGACCTTCTAGAAGCATTCAACAGGTACCGAGAGTGGATAGACGCGCACCCTATAATAGTTCACGACGTGGTTAAGTCGGGTAACATGGCGGGAACCTTACTAGATATCCCGAGAAAGCGCCTTATGTCAGAATCGGACTTTTGCGCGTTCCTTGGAGCGGCGCCCAACTACCTAGCAGACCGCAGGCGCATATATGAAGCCAATTACGAGGAGTTCGGCCTAGAGGCTTCCAAGGGCTTCGCTGAAGCTATCGACAATATCCGTATGATGATATTCCAAGATATGGACGCGGGCGCCGCCTCGCAGGCGTTCGACCCTACGTACATCCGCTCTTTGCGCGGGCTGAAAATGGCACTTGACTACACATCCGGTGGCAAGGAGATTAAAGGAGGCCTCACAATACAGGTTTCAGACCCTAGGACGGCATCTAGAGTCCAAAAGCTAAAGGACTTCAAGAAAGAGCACAAAACGTCAGAAAACGAAGGAAAATAGCATTATATGAAGTGTACATATGTATTCGATAAAATGATAGGCCCGGTAACCGACCCGTACATTAGAGGGATAGCGAGTAAGGGCGGTACGCGTTCTTCTAAGACGTGGAGCGTGTTACAGCTACTTTACCTAATCGCCCGGGAAAGTACCGAGCCGCTAATGATTAGTTGCGTAACGGACACGCTTCCAGCCGTCCGCCGTGGTATGTTGCGTGACTTCACTAATATGCTGATAGACGAGGGAGTATGGGAGGACAGCGCGTTCAACAAGTCCGAGATGATATACACCGTAAAGGAAGGCGTATATATCGAATTCTTCGGGTGCGACAGTGCCGCCAAGGTACACGGCCCGGCGCGCGACATTCTTTTCATCAACGAGGCGCAACGGGTGCCGAGGGAAATATTCCGGCAACTGGACGTGCGTACCCGGCTAAAGGTGATAATCGACTTTAACCCCGTCCGAAGGTTTTGGGGAGAGACCGATTTTGTAGGGGACAAGTACGTAACTATCCACAGCACGTACAAAGATAATCCGTTCCTAACCGAGCAGCAAGTACAGGCAATCGAGAAGAACGCCAACGACCCAAATTGGTGGCGCGTATATGGAGAAGGACAAACAGGCGGGCTGGAAGGCCTCATATATCCCGAAATTGACATTATCGAGGAGTTGCCGACCGAACTACAAGGCGAGGACACAAAACGCTGTGTTGGGCTTGATTTTGGCTTTCAACAGGACCCGACCGCAATAGTCGATATCTACATGCGTGGTTGGGACTTGTACATAGATGAGATTTGCTACCGTACCGGAATGCTGAACCGCACAATAGCCGAGACGTTGAAGGAACATGGGCTGCATAACGTCTACACCGTATGCGACAATGCAGAGCAGAAGAGTATCGTGGAGATACGGCAGCACGGCTGTAAGACTATCCCCTGTGTGAAGGGCAAAGGCTCCGTAAAGGCAGGCATTCAGCAGGTGAAGCAATTCCGGATACACGTAACGAAAAGGAGCGATAACATACTGGACGAGGCGGATAACTATTCATACGTCAAAGACAATATGACGGACCTGTACACCAATGAGCCGATAGACGCCTATAACCATGCATGGGACGCTATCCGTTACGGCGTCGATTTCCTTATCCGCAAATATAGACCTAAAGCAGCCGCGCAATGATAGAGTTATACGAGCGTGTGCAGGTTACCGAGGACGGAAGGACGGGAACCGTATTGGAGTCGGATGTATTGGGCGTTGTAGTCCAATACGCCGGAACGGATGAACAAGAGTGGTTATTTTATGAACAAGTTGAACAATTAGAATTTGACGAATATGAGTAAAAAAGGATTTTACGGCCTTGAATGGCTGATACTGCAAGAGCGAACCAACTGGAAAGGAAAGATTAAAAATGTCTTTCGGCGCGTGTACTATGCACTTTGTCGGTATAATAACCGCAAACAGTTAGAATATATTTGTAACTTGCACCCGTGTTATGAGGGGGGCCTAACTTCCGACCAAAGTAAGTTATTGGAAAAATTGTCGGAGTACGTCAAGGCTTCCCCGTTCATAACCAAAAAACTAAAGACTGTGTACGTCATTCCGAGCATTGAGAAAGTCACGCTATGGCAGCTAATCGAGACGCGCAGAGCCGAGACGGCAACGGAGAAGGTTACGAAGTGGTGCACGCCCGTAGAGGACCAACCCGCCGAGTATTCGCCGGATAACATCTATCACCTGTTGTCTACGATGAAGTACATCAAGGAGCAAATAGAGGCGGCGGACGCTCTAGAAAAACGGTTGTTCCCACAGGGCGCAGGAGGTCCGGACACCGAGGCGGATACACTAAGGGAGGCAAAGAACATATTGACGCTAGTACAGGCTACGGCGGAGTTGTTCAACTGCTCGTTCGAGGAGGCGAAACGGATAAATTACCTGGATGCTATATTGGCATTGTCCAAGAGGCACGAGGAAGTAGAAAAGGAAAAAGCGGAAATGAAGAAACATTTTAACAAATAACTTATGATTAAAAAGTATGAGATAATCACAGTAGAAGGCGAGAAGCGCATAAAGGCGCTACGGTCTTTCAGCGTACAAGGCCGTTACGTTAATGTGGGCGATGTAGGCGGTATAGTCTATGACGAGAACACATTGTCACAGGAGGGCAACGCGTGGATATTCAGTGGCAATCTGAACTATCCTTCTATCCGTGTGTCGGGCGATAGCATTGTAGACACAAATGGCTATGAGGGCGCAGTAATCGAACCTAGACCGTTCGTTAACATTACAGGTACTTCGGCCCTTATCGGCGCACATGACTTTGTTACAGGTGCCACCGCGGCGAAAACGTTAGCGGTATCGGACGTTGAACAAGGTTCGGCGACCTCTCTTAGCGGCTCCACCTACGAGGATAGTAAGACGAGTGACGCAAATGTAATACGATTAAAATCAGTTTTTTACGCGGGGCGCAAAGCGGGTTCGGTAACCGCGGGCGAAGGGTACCAAGTACGAGCATTGTACTATGATGCTAATAAGAGGCTAGTCGATAACAGTGTATGGGGTACATCAGTTTCCATTGCTTCAGCAATGTACGTCGCTATCCTAATCCGCAAGAATCCGAGCGCCGCAATAGTTCCGGCGGATATCACAGCGGCAAACGTAACATTACCTTTTGTTGCGGTTGAGGCCTACCTGGACATCAACGACAGCCGCCTAGAGTTTCAGTACACCAGCGCAATGACGGTTGCAACTAAGGTTAACCTGGCAAACACGACCCTGATAGACGTGTATAAATCCGTAATTGACGGAAGTAACCTAACTATCAGTAAGACGGGCGCCGGCGCATTCGTGGCTAACGTATTTGCGGATGTGATTAAGTGTAATGTAAGGTTTAGCGCGGTATCTAAGAATAGCCTGCTTATCGGTAATTTTTCAAACGTTAGCGAAATTATCAATGACGGTTCGTACTCATTCGCAGCGTCGAACGCCACGAAAAACAAAATCAATGTCCGCGATTGCTATACATTCGCACAGTCGGAAACAGTACTACCGACATCGGCCCTTAGTGCAGCACCTACTAACATGCCGTTCACCTTTATCCGATGCAATGTGCCGGACGGACGGTTTTACCACAACCCGGTTAACCGCAATGTGTACACGGATATCGACTTTTCGAAAGCTAGCGCCGATTTGGGTAAAGCTCTCACATTCGGTACTCTATGCAGTTCGGAGGTTGAAGGAATGTACCGCGTGTATCACGTAGCTAGCAAAGAATTCGGCGCACTAGTGGAAAGCTACGACAGTATTAAAGATGCCGACTTTTCAGATTTGGCGACTATGGTCGCTACCACGATTTACAAGGATGCAAAACTAACCGGGCTATTTAACATCTCGGGTACAAACGTATTCGGCGGAACCGGAAACCACGGAGGCGGTAAAGGCTGCGAGATAACCAACACGAAAGAGACCGCCGCCGTTATCGCGGGTAATGTCCGTGTAGAGGGTAACGCCACGGTTAAGGATGTGAGCATCGCCGGAACGGGCTATTTTGGCGGGGACAGTGTGACGGAAGCCCCGGCAGAGCTAGCCGCGCCTATGTCTATTGAGGGCATGGTTTACATGGGCGACAAGGCGGTATTCAAGCCCGGTACAGTAAAAGCTAGCGCGGGTCTGACTATCCTAGAGATGAGAGATAACGCCGTGTTCAATGGGGCCCTATCCGCCGCTAGTACATTCTTTAACGTGTCTATGTTTAATAGCGCCATTTTCAGTGGAACGCTCAATGCCCGTAACGGTTTTGTCATGCGCGGAAATTCGTATGTAGCGTCCGGTGCGGTGATTACATCCGCGTGTAGAGGGCTGTTAGTGCTAAAGGACAAAGCGCGCGTAGAGGCTGGAACGCTGACCGCCGTAGGGGCCATAACTCTAGAAGGGACGTACAAACAAACATCCGGTAAAATGTGGACGGGTAGGCGGACAATCAGCAGCGAGAACGAACCCACATATGACGATAATGTAAAAACTAAGTATGACTTTTAAAGGAATATTAGACGACGTATCAACATGGGCGGGCCGACACGGCCTACCCGTGTTTTTTGGCGACGAGTACACCCGCAATGTTCTAGCGAACCAAATTACAGGGGACTTCGTTTTCGTCGATGTGCCCGGAGGGATTCAGACATATTCCGATTTGGCACCTGGGCCGTTCGGGGTATCGGTACTTATCCAAGTGCTAGGAACGTCTTTCTACCTACGCAGCGATGCAGAGGAAATAGAAGTCCTAGACAGGACTTTCACCGCTATTACAGACATTGCCAAACAGGCGGGGTGTAATTACGTTAGCGGGGCCGCAAATGTGGTTAAGAGGCAGAATATTTATGATAGTCCCAAATCGGGGTGGGAAATAACTATTAATATATCCGAGTAATGGCAAAGAATCCGATAACACAGATTGAAGTACTTCTAACCAAGCTACGCGACGATATAGAGCAGTCGTACATACAGAAGGGGCTAGTAGCTTCCGGTAACTTCGGGCGCGAACTGAAACTGACTGTTAGCGGCAACAACGCGAAGATAACCGCACCGCGCTATGTCGGGGCAATGGAGGGAGGACGCGCAGCCGGAAGGCGCCCACCGTTATCGGTCATTAAGCGTTGGATAGAGGACAAGAACCGTAGAGGGGCTAACATACCGATAGAAGCCGCCTATCCCATTGCAAAGATGATAGGCGAGGAGGGAATAAAGGTACCGAACGACCACAACCCCGGCGGCGTGGTGTCGGATGTACTTAACCCGGCTAGAGTATTGTCATTGCAGAATGACATTATAACGATAATACGATATGCGATTATTGACACATTAAAAATTGACTAATGAATGTATATTTACCCATAATCGACGAGACGCTAGTAAGTAGCGCGTCGATTGAAGAATCCAACTTCTATTTGCAACCTATCCCGGTATGGCCTACAAGGTCGTACACGATTACCATTACGCCGGAAAACTCCGCAAAGGACGTAGAGATATCTATTTTACAAGGAGGGGTTAACAAGTTTTTAAAGACTATCCCGTATTCACCGAAGATTGAGTTTGATTTGTCAATAGCGGGCACGATAATAAATCCGTTAACGCGAGACCAATCATTACTAAATGGCGGGGGTAACGATTTAGGTCTAATCACGATAACGCACAATAGCAAATATTGTATGGCTGTATTGTTTAATGCGGATGTTCCCGTTCATATGATTCCCGCGATAGGCGGAACCAATTTCAAGTTTCCGGTAAAGCCGAGAATCCCCGGACAGCCATACGACATTATTATGCCGTCATTGTCGTGGGAAGATAACGGGCTGACTAACTACGATATCACATGTGAACCCGTGGACGACTACCACGGCCCGCACGTGTTCCCCACTAAGTATTACCTAGGCAGTACGATAGATATCCGGTACATCAAGAAACTAACCGTTAAGAGTCCGACTACTAGTGATACCGTAGCCGTGGCGGAATATGAAAATAAGTTGCCGGAAGTTGTGGAAAATGACGACCAAATGTTATGCGCCGCGCGCCTACGTTGGAATATGCGTAACGGGCAATGGTTTTGGTACGCGTTCAAAGACTACTTTTGGAACGAGGGATTCACATATATGCGTGGTTTGGGCGGCGCGTCCGAGCAGGGCATTCTGACTATCAACGTAGCATATGCAAAGGAATTTTATCCGGCATTCCAAGAGTTGTTAGTTTCTTCTAACATCGAATTGACGTTGCCGAAACAGTTTCCCACAGTAGCCGAGGAGCAACGGTACAAAATGGAGATTACAAGTGACACGGGCGCACGGTGGAGCGGCTCGGAACGTGTGTACCGCCAACAAATTACATTGCGTACTATCGGCTTTATGGACAACTATATACCGCCCGTTGAACCGGACGCACCCGCCATTATACCCGTAGCGTTTACCGCTACTCCGTATGAGCAGTCGTACCCCTACTATGCCGATTTAAACGCTACTCCGTATGAGCGGTCGTACCCCTACTATGCCGATTTAAACGCCATAACTAACGTTACTAGTAATGTCAAGTGGGACTTAGTGCCGCAGGTTGATTGGCTGATACCTGTATCGCCCAGAGGCGGAAAAGGAGGGAATATAGGATTCACGCCTGTATCAGCTAGACGTTTGGTGAATCCTAGCACAACTCCCCGAACGGGATATATGCATTTCATTAAGGCGGGAACCGCCGAGCAGATAGGAGGTATAAAGGTAAATCAGAACGGCGCGCCCGCAGTAAATACCACACCAAAGTTTTTACCTATTACCCCGCGGGGCGGAGAGACACATTCATTTTCGGTGAGTTGCGCAACAGCGGGACAAGGTACATTGCAGGTGAAAAACATGTCCGGTGCGGCGGGCGCGTGGGCTAATCTAGACGCTAGCCAATTGGAGCAGGACGGAGGAGATGTATATGTGAATCCGGCGCTAAATTTGCCGGAATCCGGAGGAGTACCGCGCTCGTGCATTATCCGTACAACACACAATATTACGGGACAGCTAGCAGATGTGAACGTTATGCAGTCCGTTGCTTGCCCGGTAGACAGATACCCGAACGATTTCAAATGGGCGGGCAAAGGTATGTATGCATATGACGGGAACGCACATAATGATAATGAGTTTACCTTCACTTCCGGAATACCGTACACCGATATGGTGGGGGAATGCGGCGAGGCATTTATATCCAATATCCGGATAGTACGTGCAGAACCTAATACCAAGCTAGTATTCAATATGGCGGTAAATTCGGGTACAGGCGCAAATATCGATAGGTTTGCGTGTATTAGGGTTAAACACGTCCCGACGGGGAAAGTCCTCGGTACGGTAGTCGTATTCCAACGGGCATACAGTGGAGCGGCTGCTAACTTCGTTCACGCTAGTTGGGACCCGGCAGAAGCCGCCGACGGAAGTATGCACTACTTTGAGTTGATAACAGCCGCATCTATGGTGCCTAGCCTTATACCGCCTTCACAGGCTAAAACACATAATATTGACAGTCTTAGTGTAGCAGGTGTGCAACTTAATAGGTTCCGTGTTATGCTAGATTGGTGTCTTTTTATACGTTCGCTTCAAATAGGAATGAGTGTTACGGGGGTGAGTAAGACTATATCAATACGTCAATTTGCCAACGCGGACGCTATGGCGATATCTACCAATACACATTGGGACAGGTTAGCGCCTGTGTGGGTAACCGGAAAAGGTAGCCTTACTTTCAATGTGGACGCACAGGCGCAAAAACTTAACCAACGTGATGAGATATCGTTTTTTCGCCTTGATAGTTGGATTAGCTTGCAATCTACGGAAGCGCACCAGGGGAACCCGTATGTACGTAGATTTACTATTAATCTAGCGGCTAACACCACAGGCGCGGCACGGGGTACGGAGATACGGTTCCAAAAACCGGGGATATCTGATATAATTATACGAATCGAACAGGCAGGATAAAATGGAGACAGTAAAATTAAAGATTAACGGAAATTACGTGGAGGGCCTTTCGGGGTCCTCTGTAAAACTCACAGTCAACAATATATCACCCGTCACAATGACAGGTGACAGTGTGGCATTTTCGGCTACTATCAAAGTGCCGAGGACACTCAACAATGACAGGACGTTCATTAACTTGCAAAAGGGTATGCACGAGTGCATTTTTTACGATTGTCAGTTACTCGTGTACGGGCTTCCATTCCAATACATGGGCTATGACGTGGAGTTCTACGCCAAAGTATCATACAACGGCGGGAATTACTCTATATCGCTAGTCGAGAATACGCAGAAGTGGAGCGACGAAGAAATACGGATACAGCACGAGTTAGAGCAGGTAGAACAGATGTTTGCCGGGTGGCTAAATGCGTCACGTGTCGTCAACCTTGAAAAGATTATCAACGACCATATCACATGGAAGGAAGGCAAATTTCCGGTTCTCACTCCGAAAAATAACGAGGGGGCAGAAATACCCGAACCGATAGATGCGGCGCTGCTAAAGCCTACTATTATGATATTCCGTTCATCTATCGTATGGGATAATGATGTAGCATCCGGAAATATGACTTTAGTGCCTAAGGAGTACACGAAAGCCCGGGGCGGCTATATCTATCCGGACATTGCGCAGGTAGTAATATCCGATACCACGAAAGCCTTGTATGCCACCCTTTTCGGTCCAGCCCCCGGAGGACAAAACCCCGGATTCAATATCCGGTCGGGCGTAGGGCGCGATATCCGTATGATAGTGGAGTACACAGGCACTACCATTCCTAGCAGGTTGCCGGAACTGCACATAGTAGCGGAATCCACCAATTTAACGGAGTGCATTCTATATGCCCGTTCAAGGCTGACCGAACGTATTTGGCTGTACGTATCACCGCTTAACTCCGTGGCGTTCGTCACTCCTACGAGCGACAAGTATATGATACTGAAAGGGCTGATAGGCGGGGTTAAGGAGTCATGTTTCAAATTCCCGAACGGATACGCGCCGGAAGAACTCATTGATATGGGAGAAGGGAAAGCGGAAGTACTGACAGCGTACAGGCCCGCAGCCGGAACAATAGTAACCGGAACGGGGTTCCCGTATTCGGACGTCAAAAAAATGGTGGACGACCTGTGTACGGCTTTCCATTGGCGGAAGCAGTGGCGGAACAAGACGTTAAGTATTGAACCAATCATACACCCGTCAATACGCGACCGGAAAGATGACAGGCATAAATACATAGTTGATTGGAGCGATAGGTTTTCCGGAGTGGACACGATAGAAGTTCCGGATGAGTTTGCCGACCAACTTGTAACGCAGGTGGGCGACGTAAAGTACAGCTACCCGATAGGCCCCGGGACGCTTAACCCGGTGAAGGACGCATATAAATCCGGATTGCCATTTGCGTATAACTTTATGGCGTTTCCAAAAGTCGCGCTAACATCCAAGTTTACCACGGGCGGAACAGCTACGTATGTTACTGCACTAGAGGACATTTATAGGATGTATATAAAGAGGCACTTCAAGTTATTCGCGCCTAGAATGCAGGTTAAAATCAAGGCGCGGTTAAGCTATTCGGACGTTATCAACCTAAAGTTGGACAGGGCGTATTACTTTTCGCAGTTGGGCGGGTATTTTTACATAAAATCCCTAGGCGAATATGATGTAGCTAAAGGCGATTGCAAGCTATCTTTGTACAAATTGGATTTAACTAATTAGAGTATGGCAGACCAAGTAACATTATTAGACTTAAATTTTGGAACGTCAGAGGCCGAGAAGGGCCTCGACGCTCTGATAGCAAAGAGTATAGCGCTTGCAAAGACCAAAAAAGATTTACAAGCCGCATATAACACTGAAAAATCAGCTCTTGACGCTCTGAATCAAAACTACGCGGACGGACTTGTATCGCAAGACAAGTACGAGGCGTCAGTTCGGAAGCTGAACAAGGAAATGATAGAGACTAAAAAAGCTCTGTTAGACAACGCGAACGCGCAGAAGGAGAACAACGCCGAGATTAAGAGTACCAAGACATTGTTAGACAGCGAGGCCACGAGCGTTAACGCGCTCCGTGCGCAGTTGGCACAGAACACCGTGGAACTTAACAAGATGTCCGAGGCGCAGCGCACTACTAGCAAGGAGGGGATAGAACTTACCGAACAAACCAAGGCGCTATCCGACAAACTGAAAGAGCTAGAGAAGTCCGTAGGGGACAACCGTAGAAATGTGGGTAACTATGCGGAAAGTGTCAAGGAAGGCATTTTGCAAACGCAGGGTCTATCCGGCGGAACGGGCGCGCTAGTCGGCGCGATGAAAAGCGGGATAACAGGTGTGCAGGCATTCAACGCGGCGTTGAAGGCTAACCCGATTCTATTCATAGTTACGACCGTGTTAACGCTTATCGGGCTGATAGAAAAAATGATTAAGCGTAACAGCGACTTATCGACAAGCCTAAAGGCGGCATTTGCACCGTTCCAAACAATTATAGGGCGGTTGTTGGACTACATAACGGAGTTGTTCACGGCCCTTGCAAAGGCCTTTGAATGGCTAGCTGAGAAAATAACGTGGCTACTCAATAAGATAGGGCTTATATCGGACGCCACGTTGGAAGCCGCTCGGAGCGCTAGCGCCCTAGAGAAAGAAACGCAGCGAATATACAAGGCGGAAACGGACATGCTCGTACCTATGGCACGGCTAAAGAGGGAAATGGAGGAATTAAAGACCCTAGCTTCCGACCAAAACAAGAGTACCGAGGAACGCCGGAAACTGTTAGAGCAGGCGACAGAGAAACTGCACGCTATGCGGGACATGGAAGTACAGATACTAGACGCGAAGTACAAGCAAATTAAGGCCCAAAATGAGTTGGGATACACATCAGACGAGGACGCCCGGAAGGAACAGGAAGCCCTAGCAGCGCTAGAGCAGGCCCGCGCCAATTACGCCACACAGGAGAAAGAGATATACGGGCAGTTGACAGGTTACGAAAAGGCGGATGCTGACTTAAAGAAGGCTAACATTAAGGCAGCGCTAGACGCTAGAAGGAAAGCCGCCGAGGACGCAGAGAAGGCAGAAGTAGAAGCGGCCAAACGTGCAGCGGACGAGAAGGCTAAAGCACAACAAGCCATATTGAAGCAGTACGCGGACGCTATCGAGGCTATGCAATTGCAGATTGCCGAGAACGAATTGAAGAACGGCGCGGCAACACTGGAAGAACAACAGCGGGTTATCAACGCACAGATTGAGGCGGAAAAGTACAAGAGGCAGCAGAATCTAATCGGAGAGCAAGAATACCTCAACAACGTGAAGGCCCTGCAACTAGAGTTTGCCGCGTCAGTGAAGGCCGAGGAGGACGCACGGATGCAGGCAGACCGGGACCGTAAAGCAATGGAGATTGAAAACCAAAGGCAGCTAGACGATATCAAGTTAGGTAACTCTCTAGAGGCCGATCTTATCCGGCTGAACATGAAGAGGGACGCGGAGGTAGCCGCAGCCGAGGCGATAGGCGCCGAGACGGACAGCATATACGAACGTTACGAACTTATCAGGGAACAGAGGGAAAGAGCCGCAGCGAATGCGCGTGTAGCTTTGGCAGGTGATGTAGCCGGGCAATTGTCCACGCTATTAGGCGAAGAATCCGCAGCGGGTAAGGCCGCCGCGATAGTGCAGGCCACTATCAACACATATCTAGGCGCTACCAAGGCATTGGCACAGGGTGGTTTTCTAGGGATTGCGCAGGCAGCGATAGTAGTCGCCGCCGGCATGAAGCAAGTAATGAGCATTACGAAAACCAAGGAGCCGGATACCAAGGTACGCACCCCGTCAGCGAAGTATGCGAAGGGCGGGCAGATTTACGGCCCTAGCCATTCCGCCGGGGGTGTAACGTTCGTAGGCTCCAATGGGCAACGATTTGAGGCTGAAGGAGGCGAGAACATGTACATACTTAACCGGAAGGCTTCCGGGGCTATTAACGCGCTGTCAGCGCTTAATATGGAGTACGGCGGGCGTTCATTCGGCACGTCGGGCGTGTATCGCTACGCAAACGGCGGTAAGATTTCGGTAGGTTCCAATGGTACCGTAAAGATGCCGTCTAATTTCGCCCTGTCTGATGATAGCCTGTACAAGCTAGCCGCGATTATGTACGATTCGGTAGCGCGAGTTCCGGCGCCGCAGGTCGCAGTGACGGACATAAACGAGGAAACAGAGCGCACGCAGAGCGTACAGGTAGCGGCGGGCATATAATTGATAGGTAAATAACCCCTTAAATGTAGTTTAATATCATAACTTTGTAACGCAATTAACATAACTACATGAAAAAGTTTGAAAAATTACGAATAATCGAGGCAGGAGAGACCAGAAACACTATCGAGGACAACGGGAAAAGATATAAATTAGTCATTTCCGCAAAATGTTTTCCGTCCCTCGTGGCGTTAGGAAATGAGCGTCCGATTCACGCACGCCGCACACATAACGGCGATGATTTGTTAGACGGGTATATAGGGAATTTTACCAACTTCTCGCATGATGAAAACGCGGTCTATGCGGATTTAGTAATGTCGGAAGCGTTGGAAACCGCATACCCTTCTGAATTCGCCTTCATGGTAGCCATGATTGAGAAGGAACCGGAATTGTTAGGCGTATCCGTCAATCAAATGGACGTTAAAGTTTTCGATGATGAAGCGGAAACGGCTACCGTTACAGAGGTGACGGAACTTTTTAGCGCTGATTTGGTGGGGCTTCCCGCCGCGACTAGTTCACTATTTAGCAATAATAACTTTAAAAATTCAAAGAACATGAGCAAATTTTCATTTAAAGGTCTGATTTCGTCATTTTCAAAGACGAAGCTAGCAACCGAGACATTTACAACCGTAGACGGAACGGAAATCGTAGTTTCCGCAGCAGGTGACGAGGTGCAAGTAGGTGACGCCGTTACACTAGCGGACGGAAACCCGGCGCCGGACGGAGATTATCAAATTACCACGCCGGACGGGGATATTATTCTAGTCGTTGAGGGTGGCGTAATCGCAGGAGTCAAAGACGTAGAGGTAGAAGAACCGGAAAAACTCGCAGAGGATACCGAAGACAAGGAAGAGAAGAAAACGCCCACACCGGAAGAACTTGCAACGTTACAAGCCGAGGTTACCGCGCTGAAAACGGAAATCGCCGGGCTGAAAACCCAACTTAACCGTAAAACCGGAACCCCTAGCCCTGCAAAGACCGAGCTAAAGACCGAGAAGAAGCCCAAAGAGGAAACCAAGTTAAGCCGTGAAGCCGTTCAGAAGGCATTCAAGGAAAACCGTAACAAGTGGCGTTAATATAATTAATTCATCAAAACTAAAAAACTAGAAACTTATGGCATTTGCATTTAGTGACTTAAACAAATTGAACATTGACAGTTTGTCAGATGTTATTTCTTTAACGCTAGGTTTGGAAGGTGAACTTTCCACAGGCGTAACGGTGTTATCCGGAATTGAGAAGGGTAAACCTATCTTGACTTTTTCAGCAGCAGACAAGGCGGTAAGACGTTCCGCGGGATGCGACAGCGAGTACAAGTACAGTTCGGTACAGGACAAAGTTAAATATTATGACCATGCACAGATAGAATTGCCTATCGTGGTTTGCTTGCAAGATTTATGGGGCAAAATGGTAGCTAAAGGTGTACACTTGTCTGATGAATTTGACCAAACACAGTTGGCGGCATTCATACAGTCGGAAATTCTGAAAGTGTTGGAGGCCGATATGCTGCGTCTCGTGTGGTTGGACGGCTTGAAAGCTTCTGATATCAATGGAGAATACACTGTATTCAAAAATGGTGGTATCATCAAGCAAATGAACGGCTCTACGGAAAAAGTCGGAACGTTCACTCCTACCGATACGGCTAGTGTATTGGATACGTTGAAATCGTGTATTGACACGCAGCGTGCAGACCAATTGAACACATCAGAATTTTTCGTATCAAGTGACGTTATGCGTGCGTACAAGAATCTCGTAGAATCCAAAGATAACCATTTGGCACAGGCTAACATGGAGGACGGAAAGCCCGCCTACTATTTTGAAGGATACAAAATCAACGAGTTGCGCCACGTATCTAACAGCGCCAAGGGCGATGCATTAACGGTTCAGTCATTTATCGCGTTCACTCCGAAAACCAACATTCAGTTGGCGTTGGAAGATTCCGCATTGAACATTGCGCCGTTCATTCAAGATGCGAAAGACCGCAAGTATTACAGTACTACTGTGTTCGCTGCTGATGCTATGTTAGCGGTTCCACAGTACATGAAGTTATACACCGCCGCAAGCGCTTAATCAACTAAAACAAAAGGTATGGCTTGTATAAAAAAACTAAATCTAGCAGTTACTTATAATTGTGAAGTAGGCGCAACAGGCGTTGCGGAGCTATATCTAATAAATCGTGCCGATATTACTAGCGCTACGGTAAGTGCTAATAATTCGGTATCAGCTATAACACTGGCTTCGGGGGCTAAATCAGTCCCCGTAGACGTTGTTAAAAATGGGGTAAAGGTATTGGAGACATTAAAGGCTACGGACGTTGCTAACGGCCTAGAACAGTCGGTTACTTTAGTACTATACAACAAGTTGACAGAATCCGCACAAATATTAGCCGCCCTTCTTGACGGTTCGTATGTAGCGGCGGTACGATTTAAAGATATAAATGCGGCCCGGCAGTTAATCGGGTATTTTAACGGTTTGGAGATATCCGACGTTTCGACGGACAGCAGCGCGAACGGGGGATTTACTACCATTACATTAAAGACACCGGATGACGCTAAAGGCGATAAGAGGTTGACACTTGATAACGCCGCATGGACTACAATAGTTAACGCTAAACTTACATAATTATGGGATGTTTATCAAAATTAAATAGGGCTATCTTAGTGGACTGCGATAGCGGCGCAACGGGCATTGAAGAATTGTTGCTAATCAACTATCCCGAGATTGCTACGCGTGACTTGTCGGCGGGGCAAGCTACGTTAACGCTGTCAAGCGGCGGGAAAGCTATCTTAGTGGAGTCCAATAAGAAAGGCGTTAACGCCTCATCAGAGGCCCGTATTAACGACAATGCGCCCGCCGGACTTGCTGATACTGTAACCTTTACGATTTATTCGAAGGGTGCGGAAAGTGCGGATATCGTGAACCGCATTTTAAATGGTCGGTTCGTGGCAGTTGCTAAGATGAAAGAGAAAAATGTATTCCGTGTGTACGGTCTAGTGTACGGGCTTAATATGTCCGCCTACACAGAAGAGGCCAATGCAAACGGTGGGTTTACAACAATAACGTTAACGACGCCGGAAAACGTGATAGGTGAGCAGCGCGCGCACTTCAATCCGACAACGTACACAACGTTAAGAACAGGCGCTATCGTAGCGTAAAGGAGGTATAATATGGCATGTATTAAGAAATTAGAACAGAACGTTACCTTTAATTGCGCGAAGGCGGTGGAACCTACCTCTATTAGAGGCGTAGAGGAACTTATATTGGTTAACTATTCCGACATTAGCAGCTATTCAATAGATGATGTAGGTCTAGCCTCAATCACTATGACCCCCGGAACGAAAGGGTACGTATTCACTAGTGTAAATAACTCCGTATCGGTTAGTATAGCGGCACGCAATAATGACGCTATAATAATAGCGGAGGAACACACCGTTATAATAAAGCTGATTGACAATGGAGGTACTATCGGAGCTAAGGAACTATCAAAATTAATTAATTCTCTTCGTATTGGGACATTTGCGGCGTGTGTAATGACTGCGTCCGGTAACAGACTAGTATACGGTCTTTTGTCGGGGCTAGAGTGCTCCGAAATCGTAGGGGACTCCGCAACGGACGGACTTATTACAATAACCCTAAAGACGCCGGATAGCGCAGGAGGGGATAGAATGTTAGCTATTACCGAAGGTACATATAACGGGTTAAAGACGCCAAAGGCATAACAATTTAAACTATAAATTAAATGACTAAATTAACTGATATTGGACAGATTTTGGCGCTATGCGCGAAAATGACTAACTTAAAGTTGGAAGTAGTGTGCGGCTTTGATAGACAGTTCGCCACGAAATGGTACGAAAATGAGTATCTTACCGGACGCCACATACGGTACGTGATGAAACCGGATAAATTCATTGCATCCGTAGAGGACGGAAAGGTTTACCGGGCTTTTAACACTCCGGATGCCAAGGCGGTTGAACTCATGGAAAGTAATCCGGAATACCGTGATTTCTTTATTGACATGGAGTCCGTTCCTAACACTATTCCGGAACTAGGTGACGACCCGTTCACACCGGAACCGGAAGTAACAGAACCGGAAGTAACAGAACCGGAAGTAACAGAACCGGAAGTAACAGAACCGGAAGTAACAGAACCGGAAGTAACAGAACCTACCGAGGAG